TCAGATGCTACTGCAACTGGTTCATCTGCAAATATTCAAGAAGGTGTTTATTTTGTTCGTGGTAATTTTGTTAGAGTTGCAGAACAAAGACTTATTTTAGATAAGTACACAAACACTCCATCTTATAGAGTTGGTTTATCAATTACAGAAACTTTAGAAACACCAGAGGAAGATAGTTCATTATTAGATAATGCATCTGGTTCTACAAATGAAAATGCAAAGGGTGCTCATAGATTAAAGATGACTTTAACTTTAGCAAAACTTGCTTTAGATTCAACTGCTGATGAAAACTTTGTTGAATTAATGAGAATCAGTAATGGTGTATTACAAGAGAAAGCAAGAAACACAGAATATTCTGTTCTTGGTGAAACTCTTGCAAGAAGAACATATGATGAATCTGGTGATTACACAGTAAAAGAATTTGGTGTTAGAATTAGAGAAACATTAAATGACGGATTAAATGATGGTGTTTACAATACAGGTATAACAACTGATAGTGGTAATACTGCATCAGATGATTTTCTAACAATAGAATTATCGCCTGGTAAAGCATATGTTAAAGGTTACGAAATAGAAACAGTCGGCCCTACATTTATTGATGTTCCTAAACCTAGAGAAGTAGAATCACATACTGGAGCTGTAACTCCTGTTGAAGTTGGTAATTATGTTATTGCAACAAACATGAATAATACTCCTGAAGTTGCACCAAATATATCTAACCAAGTAACTCCTTACAATGAAATTGCATTATTTGATACTTTAAATGCAGCTCAAGGTTCTTCAAATGGAGCACAAATTGGTGTTGCTCGTGCAAGAGCGATAGAACATCATTCTGGTAATACTGGATCAGGGACAGACTTACTTGCATCAGGTTCAACAACAGACACACAATTTAAAGTTTATCTTTTTGACCTTCGTATGTTTACAACTATCACTATGTCACTAGCTGCTGATTCTGGTGAATTAGATGAGGGTGATAAAGTTACAGGTGTAAATACAGGTGCATATGGATTTGTTAAATCTGCAAGCGGTACAACATTACAATTAACATCAGTTGTTGGTAATTTTTCTTCTGGAGAAAATCTTAAATCAACTGGTTCATCTAGATCAGATGATGTTATACAAAATGGTAGTACAAATATAACAGTTAGTAGTGTAGTTACACAAGACTTTAGTAAAGTAAAACAGTTATTCATGACTGATACAGCTGGTATTAATAACTTTACAGCAGATTTAGTTTTAGAAAATGAATTTTCACTTACTGGAACAGTAACAGCTACACAAAATGATGCAACCATTACAGGTTTTGGTACATCATTCTTAACAGAACTTCGTGCAGGAGACATTATTAATATTCCTGGCCTTACAAATGGTGATGTAGTAGTTGATTCAATAACAAATGATGCAGAATTAGAATTAACTTTAGCAATTCCTAATAATGAAAACGCAACATCAGTTCCTGCAACAAGAAAGCGTTCAAAGATTAATGACCAGAATAGAAATATTCTTTTAAGAAAGTTACAAAAGAATACGATTAAAACATTAAAACCAAATGGTGCTTCTGCTTCATCAGTAGTTGTAAGAAGAACATTCCAACAATCGTCAAACGCATCTGGTGAAATAACTTTAACAGTAAATAATGAAACATTTAATTCAGTAACAAATACTGATTATGTTTTAAGTATTCAGAGTGCTGGTACTGGTACTGGTGCTGCTGGTGATATTATTAATGTTAATAGTTCAAATGTTACTGTTGTAGGTTCAGGTACAAACTCTATAACTTTCACAAGTGCATCACTATTTGGTGATGGTGCTGTAATAAATGTTATTGCAACATTAACAAGAACAAATGTAGTCGAAAACACAAAAACTAGAAATCGTATGCACATTACTAGAGTAATAAATGCTGGTGTTGGTGGTGGTGAACAATACGGAACATCTGCTCATCATAAAGATATTTCATTAGGTCTTGCTGATGTTTATAAATTACATGGTGTATTTGATTCTTTAGATTCAACAATAGACCCTGTTTTACCTCAATGGACTGTTACAGGTATTGTTGGAACATTTACAAAAGGTGAAAAGATTACTGGTGGTACATCTGGTGCAATTGCAACAATTATTAATCCAACAGACCCAATTACTTTTATTTCTTTAAATGATACTGCATTTAGTTCAGGTGAAACAATTACTGGTTCAGAGAGTGGTGCAACTGCAACACTTGGAACATTTACAGAAGGTTCTAGAAATATTACAAACGATTTTGTTCTTGATACAGGACAAAGAGATAACTTTTACGATATTGCAAGATTAACAAGAAAAGCAACTGCAACTACTCCAATAGGTAGATTATTAATCGTGTGTGATTATTTCTCACATGGTGGTTCTGGTGATTTCTTTACAGTAGATTCTTATGCAGCTATTGATTATAAAGAGATTCCAGTTTATAGTGCAACTCGTATTGACCCTGAAGCACCACAACCAAGTGGTGAATATGATTTAAGAGATACGGTTGACTTTAGACCAAGAGTTGCTGATATAACTTCAACAACACTTGCAATACAAAATCAAACAACACATACTATAACTGATTATTCATTTAACTTTGCAAAAAGAGTTTATATAGGAACTGGTTCATCAACAATAGACATTCCAAAAGATAATTCTAATTTCCAGTATAACTTTGAAAATTATCTTGCAAGAATTGATTTCTTATTCTTAACACCAGAGGGTGATTTTAAAGTTGTACAAGGTGCTCCTGCTGAACAACCAGAGCCACCAAAAACATTAGATACTGCTATGACATTAGCAAAAATAAATTTAAATCCATATGTGATTGAATTATCTGATGCTTCTCATACTACATTTAATAATAAACGATATACTATGAAAGACATTGGTAATCTTGAATCAAGAATTAATAATATGGAATATTATACTGCATTAAATCTTTTAGAGAAAGATGCAGAATCTTTACAGATACAAGATTCAAACGGTCTTGATAGATTCAAGTCTGGATTTTTAGTTGACAATTGTGCAGGTCACAATACTGGTGATGTGAAACACCCTGACTATCGTGTTGCAATGGATATGGAAAATAAAGAAATGCGACCAAAGTATTTCATGAAGGGTATTTCATTATCAGAAGAAAACTTAACTGATGCAGATAGAACAAATGACAATTATCAAAAAACTGGTGATATTTTAACATTACCATATACACATACAATTACTGCATCACAAGTTTATGCAACTAGAGTTGAAAACTTAAATCCAGTTTTATCATTTGCATGGACTGGTATTTGTAAACTAACACCATCAGGTGATAGTTGGTTTGAAACTGAAAGAGCTCCTGATTTAATTATCAATAAAGAAGGTAATTTTGATACTGTTCTTGCAGAAAATAGAAACTCACTTGGAACAGTTTGGAACGCATGGCAAACACAATGGACTGGATTTCATGCAACAAAAACTAAAACTTTTAGAGAAAAGAGTTGGGCAAGAGCAAGACCCCAAGTTCCATTTAGACCAGTAATCGAAAGAAGTGTTGGAACAGAAACTGGTAGAAGAACTCGTTCAGGTATTGAAACTGCAATCGTTACTCAAATAGATTACGAATCATTAGGCGATAGAATTATTGCTCGTGCATTAATACCATTCTGTCGTGCAGTAAATATTTCATTTAGTGCAACTGGTATGAAACCTCTTACAAAAGTTTATCCTTTCTTTGATAAACAAGCAATTAGTGCATATGTTACACCTACTGGTGGTTCACTTGGTGGGGATTTAGTTACAGATGCAGCTGGTTCAGTATCAGGAACATTTGCATTACCTGATCCTAAAGTTACTGGTAATCCTAAATTTAGAACTGGAGAAAGAAACTTTAGATTGACATCTTCAGAAACTAATGTTCAAGTTCCAGACCCTGAAACATTTGCACAAGCAATTTTCTCTGCAACTGGTATTTTAAATACAATTCAAGAATCTATTGTTGCAACAAGAAATGCAAGAATCGAAGTTAGACGAGTTACAGAAAGAAGAAATGTAAGTAGAAATGTAACCAGAGATAGAATTGTTGGATGGTGGGATCCGCTCGCACAATCATTCATGCCTCAACAAGAAGGTGGTGAGTTCTTAACTAAAGTTGATATTTTCTTCTCACAAAAAGATGAGAACATTCCAGTTACTTGTCAAATTCGTGAAATGCAAAATGGTTATCCAACAACTAAAGTTGTTCCAAATGGAAGTAAAACTTTATTACCTGCCGATGTTAGTACATCTAGTGATGCAACTGCAGCTACAACATTTACATTTGACGAACCAGTCTATGTGAAGAATGGTGTAGAACATTGTATTGTATTATTTACAGATTCAGTAAAATATCTTGCATGGATTTCTAGAATGGGTGAATTAGATGTTGGTGGTAGTAGATTAGTTTCAGAACAACCATATCTTGGTGTATTGTTTAAATCACAGAACAATACAACATGGAGTGCATACGATTTAGAAGATTTGAAGTTTAACTTATATCGTGCAAAATTTGATACATCAAAACAAGCAAGTATTACATTAACAAATGATGCACTACCTGTTAAAACACTAGAAACAAATCCAGTTAGAGTATTCAATGGTTCTAATGTGCTTAAGATAAATCACAGAGATCATAATATGCACAGTACAGATAGTAATGTTACAATTTCTGGTGTTGTTTCTGAAGGTGTTTCAACAACATTAAATGGTGCTGTATCAATAGGTGCTACAACATTAACATTAAATGCTTCAAGTGGTTTCCCAACAAGTGGAAGTGTTGAAATAAAAATTAATGATGAAGTATTGCAAGGTACTCTTTCTGGTGGAACTTTTACTTTAGTTAGTCCTGCAGCTACTACAGCTGCTCATGCAGATAGTGATACTGTTGAATTACATCAAGTTAAAGGAATACCTTTATCAGAAATTAATAAGACACATACTGCAATAGGTAATATTGGTATTGACTATTATACAATCACTACTACAACATCTGGAACATCAGATGGAACAGTTGGTGGTTCAAGTGTTACTGCAACAGAAAATGCACAGATTGATAGTATTCAAATGGCAGTTCCTACTATTGAATTCCCTGATACAACATTGACTTGTAAACTTCGTACAACAAGTTCAACATCTGTTAGTGGTTCTCAAACATCATTCCAGTTGGCTGCAGCTGCAAGTGCAGAAACAGTTCCAATAAATGATAATTATTATTTTGAAAATCCAAGAATGGTTTGTTCAACAATTAATGAAACAAATGAGTTATCAGGTTCTAAATCATTCTTCTCAACATTTACTATGACATCAACTAAAGATAACTTATCACCAGTTATTGATTTAGATAGAAAAGTTGCAATTTGTGTTGCAAACAGATTAGACAATGTTGATAGTTCAGCAAATTATTTCCCAACAGACGAGTATGTCGGCCCTGAAGAACCAGATGGTGATAAAACCGAAGCAATCTATTGTACAAGAAAAGTTACATTAAAGAATCCTGCAACTGCAATTAAAGTTTTATTTGATGCAGTTAAGTTTAATAGTGCAGAGATTCAAGTGATGTATAAAATACTTCGTTCAGATGATGCTTCAGATTTTGATGAATTAGGTTGGAATTATTTTAATACTACTGGTGTTCCAGATACAACAGTAAACTCATCAGCAAATCTTTATGATTTTGTTGAAAGAGAATTTACTGCAAACGATTTATCAGAATTTATTTCTTTTGCAATTAAGATTCGTATGCAAGGAACAAATTCTGCTGAACCACCAAGAATCAAAAACATAAGAGCGATTGCATTAGCGACATAATATGACTGAATATCTTAAAGTAGAAAACTATCCAAAACTTGCTAGAGATGTAAATTCTAGAGGAGTTGTTAATACTGATATGAACGCATATCAAGCCGCAGTTGCAAAATCAAAAGCATTTAAAAAACAAAAAGACGAATTAAGAGATTGTGTACGAGATATAAATAATTTAAAATGTGAGATGCACGAAATAAAATCTCTTTTACTAAAATTAGTGGATAAAGAATAATGGCAGATAGAAACGCACCAGCAACCTTTACTTTTGAACAATGGCGAACAGAATTCAACGAACTTGCAACTGATGTAGGTGATATTGCAAACTTACCATCAACGATAAACGGTGGTGCAGTAACAGATGTTATTGAAGCGATTCAAGCATTAGAATCAGGTTTAAGTTCAGTCTTATTACCAACTGTTATTGACTTTGACGATTCGACAGGAGTTGCAAGTGAAAGAATTAAGTTTGGTACAGATGATGACTTACAAATGTATCATGATGGTTCACACAGTTATGTTGCACATAATGGTACAGGTGATTTATTAATTGATTCAAACAATAATCTTGAATTAGATGTTGGTGGTAACATTGATATAGATGGTGATGGTACTGTTAGTATAGATGGTGCTTCAGGTGTTACGATTCAGTATAATAATTCAACAAAAATAGAAGCAACAAACACAGGTGTTTCAATTACTGGTAATATAGTTGACGGTAGTGGTACTATGACAGGCAA